GTAAGGCCGTTTCGATGCTTGCAGAAAAGTTCGGCGTTGAAGATACTGTTGCTGCGGTGGCTGAGGCCATTGCTGGTGACCCTGAAGCGGCTGCAAAACTTGCGGAAATCGACCTGAAACAATTTGAAGCCGAGGTCAAAGACCGCGACAGCGCTCGTGATCGTGAAGTCGGCATGGCGGCGGCTAATGCCATTCCGTTGGCCCAGTTGGTTGTCCCGATCTTGGCCCTCGGCACGGTTGCCATGACGTTTATGTTTATTGCAGCCCTACTGTTCTTGGAGATCAAGACCGAGCAGCAGCAACTCATCATCTTTGCGCTGGGCTACGCCACCGCTGCCGCCCAGCAAGTTCTGTCCTATTACTTTGGCTCCAGCAAGTCCAGCCAAGACAAAACCGCAGCCATGACGAAAGCAAGTAAATGAAAGAGAACTTTTCCGCAGCCCTGCAAGCCCTGTTGAAACACGAGGGCGGCTACGTAAACCACCCGTCCGATCCGGGCGGCATGACCAACCTCGGCGTTACCAAGCGCGTCTGGGAGGAGTGGGTCGGCCACGAGGTAGACGAGAAGCAGATGCGTGCGCTTACCCCTGAGCTTGTTGCCCCCTTGTACAAGAAGAAGTACTGGGATAAGGTCTGCGGTGACGAGTTGCCAACAGGTTTGGACTTGGCTGTGTTTGATCTGGCCGTTAACTCGGGTCCGGGCCGCGCTGCCAAGATGCTGCAAAAGGTGCTGGGCGTAACACAAGACGGCGCTATTGGCCCGCAAACCATTGCCAAGGCGCTAAATATTGATAGCAGCAAACTCATAGCCGACTACAATGCTGAAAGGCTGGCGTTCCTGATGGCGCTCCCAACATGGGGTACGTTCGGCAAGGGCTGGGGTCGCCGCGTTGCGGAAGTGACTGAGCAAGCTACCCACATGACCGCGTAAGGAGCCGACGTGCCTCTACAAAAACTCCAGTTCCGCCCCGGTATCAACCGAGAATCCACCACGCTTGCCAACGAAGGCGGCTGGTTTGAGAGCGACAAGATTCGTTTTCGTTCGGGTTCGGCTGAGAAGATCGGCGGCTGGGCGCCGGACGTGGGCACATCTAACGCTACGCTGGCTCCTCCTACGGGCTCTTTTTGGGGCGTTTGCCGTTCATTGTGGAACTGGATTACGCTGTCCAGCTACAACTTGTTAGCCGTCGGAACCAACCTCAAATACTACATCCAGAACGGTACGGGCGGTATCTTTTACGACATCACGCCAATCAGGGCCACTACCGTTGCGGGCGACGTAACTTTTGCGGCTACCACTGGCTCAACAACCTTGACGGTCACCGACACCGCGCACGGAGCGCAAGCTAAAGATTTTGTAACGTACAGCGGCGCGGTCAGCTTGGGCGGGGTTATAACGGCCACCATCCTCAATAGAGAGTACCAAGTCGTCTCCGTCACCAGCACAAGTGTTTACACCATCACGTCCAGCGTAGCAGCAAACGCTTCGGACGTGGGCAATGGCGGCTCTGCTGTGGTTGGCGCGTATCAAATCACGACAGGCTCCGACGTTAATACAGTCAGCGTCGGTTGGGGCGCTGGCGGCTGGAGCGGCGTCACAACCGGGTACACATCTACGGGCTGGGGATCGCCCGCACCCGCTGGTGTAGGTCTCGGTGCGCAGCTTCGCCTTTGGAGCGAGTCCAACTACGGGCAAGATTTGGTCTTCAACCCCCGTGGTGGCGCTTTATATTACTGGGCTGTTAATGCCAACCCCAACATATTTGATCGAGGCGGGATTCTTTCCTCGTCAAGCTCAGGTATCTATCAGACTGATGTGGACTGCCCGTCGGTATGCAACTTTGTCATGGTGTCGGATGCTTCCCGTTTTGTGCTTTCATTTGGCGTAAATGACTACGGCTCTGTCGTACAAAACCCAATGCTAATCCGGTGGTCAAACCAAGAAGACTACACAACTTGGACCCCTGCGGTTACCAATCAGGCAGGCAGCTACCAGCTAAGTGACGGCTCGGCCATTATTACCGCTACACAAGCCCGACAAGAAGTTTTGGTGTGGACTGACTCGGCCCTGTATTCAATGCAATACCTTGGCCCCCCGTTTGTTTGGGGCTTCCAGATTCTTGCAAACAATATTTCGATTGCTGGCCCTAACGTGGTAGCTACCGCCAACAACATCACCTACTGGATGGGTGTGGATAAGTTCTACATGTACTCCGGTCGTGTCGAAACGCTCCCCTGTACCCTGCGCTCGTTCGTTTACAACGACATTAATATGTCTCAGGCGGCTCAGTTCTTTGCCGGGACCAACGAAGGCTTCAATGAAGTCTGGTGGTACTACTGCTCGGCCAATTCCACCACCATCGACAGGTATGTGGTGTACAACTACCTTGAGCGCATCTGGTACTACGGCACGCTTAACCGTACAGCTTGGTTAGACAGCGCCTTACGCGTGGAGCCTATGGCAACTACTTACGGCAGTCAGCTTGTGTACCACGAGACTGGCGTAGACGACGGCACAACCAACCCACCTTCGCCCATTACTGCGTATGTGCAGTCTTCCGACTTTGACATCGGGGACGGCCACAACTTTGGCTTTGTCTGGCGGATCATCCCGGACGTGACCTTTGACGGTTCCACGGTAAATGCCCCTGCGCTGGACTTCACGGTTCGGCCACGGCAATTCCCCGGCTCCAACTACGGCACTTCAAACAACCCTGCCGTTACAAGCGCCCAGTCTTATGCTGGTCAGCGTACGTACAACGTACAGCAGTTTACCGAACAGGTCTATGTTCGGATTCGGGGTCGTCAGATGGCGTTCAAAGTTGGCTCCACGGCGCTGGGTACAGCGTGGCAGTTGGGTGTCCCCCGAATTGAAGTGCGTCCAGACGGTAGGAAGTAAGCAATGACTTTGATCGTCACCTCTGATTTTGAACTCAACAGGGTAGTTGCGCCAAGCCTACCGGCGGCTCCTGTCGAATACGAACGGCTGTACCAAGAGCAATACTCAAACATTTTGCGGCTGTACTTCAACCGTCTAGACAACCTTCTGGGGCAACTCGTGGCAACCATTGACACCATACCTGTATCTATCGGCGGCACTAATGTGGATGCTTTTGGGCGAGTCCGAGTCAGCCAGCCCTACACGCTGTTTGACAGCCAGAACCGTTACACCGTTGACACGCAATACGACACCGCTTTGACTGGGACGGGGGCCACTGCCTACCAAGTAAACGAATCCGCAGTCAATTTGTCCGTCACTGCCGGTGGCGTTGGCTCCGTGGTCCGCCAGACATTCCGCAGCTTTCCTTACCAGCCGGGCAAAGGGCTGTTGATGTTGGCTACATTCTGCATGGACAGCAGCATGAGCTTAAATCTGACTCAGCGGGTCGGCTACTTCAATACGCAGAATGGGGTCTTCTTCCAGCGTATCGATGGCATAAACTCGTTTGTCCTGCGCTCCAATGTGACGGGAACCCCAAGTGACGCTCGGTCAATTCCTCAAAGTGCTTGGAATGGCGACAAGCTGGACGGCACAGGCGCGTCAGGGATTACCCTAGATTCGGCCAAGTCTCAAATTTTGTGGATGGACTTCGAGTGGCTGGGCGTCGGCTCGGTGCGCTGCGGCTTCATCATTAATGGTGAGTACATCATCTGCCACACGTTTACCAACGCCAACGAGATCACCGCCACGTACATGACCACGGCTATTTTGCCGGTGCGGTATGAGATTACTTCCACCTCTGCTGTCGCAGCTACGCTCAAGCAGATATGCTCTTCGGTCATGTCTGAGGGTGGATATAACGCTCAATCAGCGAACTACACAGCAGCTAGGACTACCGAGAGAACAACTTTTAGCACGACATTTATTCCTTTAATTTCAATTCGGTTGGCAACAGGCAGGCTCGGCGCTGTGGTGCTTTTGACCAAGGGTCAGGCTTTTCCCACTGTCACTCAGAACTACGAGGTCGTCATTCTCAAAAACGCTACGTTGACTGGCCCGTCTTGGGCGGCAACTGTTTCCTCCAACGTGGAGTTTGACCAGACGGCTACAGCGCTTACTGGCGGAGTGGTCGTAGACCAAGAATACATATCCTCCACCTCACAGAACCGAAGCGCGGCGCGGGTGGATGTGGGCTACAACTGGGACTTGCAGTTGGGTGCATCTCTTACCGACGTAAGTGACGTTTACACGCTTGCCATCCGCACCTTGGACGCAACCCCTACGGGGGATGCTTGGGGCGCTATTTCCTTCTACGACTTGACTACCCAATAAGCACCCGCCGTGATACCATCCAAACACCCCCGATTTCAGAGGCAACCATGAATCAAACTGCACAAGGACTTGCTGCGCTTGGCAGAGGGCCAGATACGACTTTGGTCCACATGGCTCCGGCTGAAGTTAAAAGCCTTCAGCAATTGGCTATGGCCCACGGTGGCTCCCTTACCATCAACCCAGAAACAGGTCTGCCAGAGGCAGGCTTCTTGTCGTCCATCTTGCCTATGCTTATTGGTGGAGGTTTGAGCATTGCTTCGGGTGGCGCACTTACTCCCATGATGGCCGCAATGATGACTGGTGGCGCAACCGGCTTGGCTACAGGCAGTTTGAAAAAAGGTCTGATGGCTGGTTTTGGCGCTTATGGTGGCGCGGGTCTTGGCTCGGCTTTGGCTGGTGCTGGGGCGCAAAGTGCGGCTACTGCCGCTATACCTACTGTAGATGTTGGGCAAGCAATGGCTGCTGGTGCTGGGGATGCTACGGCTAATCTTGCAGCCAATGCAACAGTACCAACAGGCATTTCGGGTGG